CCAGGGCTGCCGCGCAGGTGGGGTAGGGGTCGCAGGTCAGCCGATCTGTCGGTTGCAGCCGACGCAGTAGGCGGAGGAGAAGAGCAGCCCGGAGTGCACGCACACGTCGGCGTCGGCGCACTCCGGGTGCCGCTCGACGTGCTTGTCCATCCGCTTGTTCGCGGCCTTCCGATCCCCCGCGCTCACCGTGTTGGGCTGCCAGTGCGCCCGGTGGTTCGCCACTGCTGTCTCCTTGCGTGTGCGCGCACGCGGTCGCGGGCGTGCGCGCGTTGTGTGATTCGGTCGCCCGCCGGGGCTCCGGGAGGGGACTCGGAGGGCGGCACCCGGCGGGCGACCGCTGCACGCCACGCTATCCAATGACTGATTGGATCGTCTACCATCCAAGGGCACGTTGACTCGATCGGCGCAGCGCCGGACACTCGAACCGCTGACCGCGGGAAGGGGACCCATGAAGATCACGACGCTGCGCACCATGGCCGGAACGAACAAGTGCCCGGACATCGAGAGCTGTCCTGCTGTGCTCACCACCGACACCACCGACGACCTGTTCGTCGTCACGAGAGTGGTCGACGACCCGGCCGTACTCGCCGAGTTCGCACACCTGGTCGGCCCAGGCGAGCAGCTCGGCTACGTGCCGCGCGAGCTGCTCAAGGACCTGGAGGTCTGAGCATGGGCGACTTCCTGGAGCCCCACGAGGTCGGGCCCGTCATCCGCTCCTACCTGCGCGGGGAGGGCGACGTCGCGTGGCGGATCGAGCAGCTCCCTGCCTACGCGGTCACCTCCGACGGAGACGACTTCCGGCGTTGGCAGGCTGGGGAGCTCGAACCGACGTGGGAGCGCAAGCAGCTCAACTTCGATGTCCTCGCCCAGCGTGCGGCCAACGGGATCCGCTCGGAGCGGGTGCGGATCTTCACCCCCGAGCTGACCGAGTACGAGCGGTACGCCTGCGAATGGGGCTACGCGCTGAATGGCCCGGCGGGCGAGGACATCCGCGTCCTGCATCGCGGCGAGCACAGGATCCCGCCGCTCCTCGGCTTCGACTACTGGCTCCTCAACGACACGGCAGTGATCCGGATGCACTACGACGAGGTCGGCCGGTGGTGCGGCGGCGAGTTCGCGCCCGAGCTCCTCGACGTCTGCCGCCGCGAGCGGGCCGCGCTGTGGGCGGCAGCCGAGCCCTTCGACACCTGGTATGCCCGCCACCCTGAGCTGCAGAGACGACTGGCAGCCTGATCGACATGACGGACAGTGCGTTTCCGGAGCGGCCCCCGCACAAGCTGGGGCCGCTCCTCCGCGCTGCCCGCCGAATCGCCGGCCTGTCGCAGAGCGCCGTGGCGAAGTCGACGAGCCTCCCCCAGTCGTCGGTGTCCCGCATGGAGCAGGACCCGCCGGGCAGCGTCCCGACACCGAAGCAGGCAGTCGAGCTGGCGGACCTCTACCGGCTCCCCCACGAGTGGAGGGACCAACTGGTGCAGCTCGCCGAAGATCACAAAGAGCAGCGCGAGGAGCATCGATTCGTCGTCGTCCGCGGCCGCAACGTGCTGCACGTGCAGCGACGATTCCGTCGCCTCGAAGAGTCCGTGCAACGGATGCGGTCGTACTCGTCCGGGGTCGTGCTCGGTCAGCTGCAGTCACCGCGGTACGCGGCAGCCATCTTCGGCCAGCCCGCCGACTCCGAGGTCGTGCGCGAGCGTCTTGCCCGCGGAGTGCAGTCGGCAGCCAACAGCGGCCGCCGCTACGAGGTCGTGATGACCGAAGGGACCGCGTACCCGGGTCTGGGATCCGCCGAGGTGATGGTCGAGCAGTTCGAGCACCTGATCGAGGTGAGCCGTCTCCCCCACGTTGACCTGCGATGGATCGGCCGCGGCACGGTGCTCGACTCCCCGTCGTCGGTCCCCGGTTTCAACATCTATGACGACACCGCGGTGGTCCTCAGCCAGGTCGATGGCGCTGCCACCCTCGACGACCCGGACGACATACTCCGCTACGTCGCCGAGTTTGATCGACTCTGGGGTGCCGCCGCGGCTGGTGCCGAGGCGCGCGACGCGCTCGCCGAGGTCTCCGGCTGGTACTCCCGCTGGGCCGCCCAGTGAGGCGCACCCGGACCGCCGGATGCGAGAGCACCGGGCCTCGTCGTCGATCCCGCTCGGTCACGGGTTAAATCCCGCACGGGACGACACGTATTCGACCCCGGAATAGGTGACGGGTGTTCTGCGGTCTCTCCCCGTACTCTGCGAGGGCCCTACCCGTGCCCCGGAAGGTTCTCGCCGTGCCCCGTCTCCTCCCCCCACCCACCGGTCACCCGACGCCCGAGACGTCTGAGCTGATCGCCCGGATCTACGCGCTCGCCGATGCCCCGTACGAGGACGGGGAGGACCGGCTGACGGCTATCCGGGACCTGCACCACCTGTTCGATGCGGCGTCGGCGGCATGGGAGGTGGCCGTCGCCCGGGCGGCTGGTGAGGTGGAGACGGGTGCGACGCTGCAGGACATCGCGGACGTGTGCGGCATGGATTACGGGACGATCCGGGACCGCGCCGAGAAGGGGCGCGAGCGGGTCGGTGGCCGGGAGCGCGCACGGCTCGAAGCGGGGATGAAGGCGAGACGGAGCCGGGGGCCCCGTAAGTCGTGACGCCCCGCCACTCCCCCGCCGCCCGCTGAGATCGATTCTCCCGATTCCCGCGCCCGCGAGCACGGGCGGCCCCGACTGGCGCGTCCTCGTGGCGCTCAGCCCCTCGGAATGGCCATGCGGCCCCCGGGCCGGGCGTCGGGAACCGGCCCGGGAGCGGTGTGACGTGTGGGCAGCCCGCTACCCGACCGCACCCCGCCAAGAGGCCGCACGCGGGTAGCCAGTGAGTGGCCGACCGGCTGCCACCCTGCCGCACACCAGCGGCCAACAGGCGGCCAACATGCGGGCAACGGGCGGCACGGTGGTGGCCGACAGACGGCCAGTGTGCCGCGTGTCGGCCCGTCATGGATGGGACACGTGCCGCGTGTCTGTCGCCAACCGGTGGGGGAGTGGTGGTGTACTTTCCGCGCGCAACCGGCCCACCTGCCACCCGCACCCCACAAGCCCCCCAGGAGCTCCCCGCCATGATCGAGCGCACCGTGTCCTTCATCAACGGGAAGGGTGGCGTCGGGAAGACGTCGCTCACCGCGAACCTCGGTGGGCTGATCGCCGCCGCCGGGTATCGGGTCCTGCTGTGCGATCTCGACCGCCAGGGAAACCTGGCCCGCGACCTCGGCATCAAAAATGACCCCAGAAATGATCTAGGTCGGTCGATGTTCGTCGCCGCCACCACCGGGGCCCCACTCGCACCCGTGGAGAACGTGCGACCGAACCTCGACGTCATCCCCGGCGGGAAGGTCATCGGCGAGATGGCGGGCGCGCTCTACTCCCGGGCCATCCGCGGCGAGAGCGTCGACACAGCCGTCGAGCAGGCCCTCGCACCGCTCGCCGGGAACTACGACCTCATCCTGTTGGACTGCCCGCCGGGGGAGGAGACGGTGCAGCGCATGGCGTTGACCACGTCGGAGTACGTCGTCATCCCCACCAAGAGCGACGCCGCATCCCTCGACGGGCTCGTCGAGGTCTCCGAGCTGTTCGCCGCCGTCCGCCAGTCGAGCAACCCGTACGTGCAGCTCCTCGGCGTGGTGCTGTTCGGGACCGGGGTGACGTCGAAGCGGATCGCCGCCGACACCCGCAAAGCGGTGGCGCGGGACCTGGGGAACCCCGACCTCGTGTTCGACGCCCGGATCCGGCACGTCGAGGCGGCCGCCGTGAACACCCGCGACGTCGGCCGTCTCGTCCACGAAGTCGAGGCCGACCTGCCCGCCGCGAAGGCGGCCCGGCTCGCGCAGCTGCGAGCCGGGCGGCACCGGGCCGACGACGCCGGGCCCCGGCTCGCCGCATCGGCCGCCGGGCTGGCCGCCGACTATGCGGCGCTCGCCCAGGAGTTCACCGCCCGTCTCGCCGAGCGCGTCGAGGTGGCGCCATGACGCAGGACCCCCGCGACCTGTCCGCGATGACGTCCCCGCCACCCGCCCGGGCGGCCGGGCTCGCACTCCCGCCGAGGCGGCAGACAGCGGCGCCCGCCCCCGAACGGGAACCGGTGGGGGAGGAGCCCGAGAAGCGGGCCCGCCCGCCGAAACGCAAGCCCGCCGAGAAACCCGCAGGGCGCACGAAGCTGCAGTACACCGCCTACTTCCCGCTCCCCGTCGTCGAAGCCATCGAGCGCGACCTCGCAGGCCGGTCATGGTCGGAGTGGTTCCTCGACGCCTTCCGCGCCCACCACCACGAGCTCGACGACCGCTTCGACAAGGGGGTGCCGGGGGACGACTCCGGGCTCCCCGCCCGCCCTCGCGGCGCACGGAAGGCCGTCGACAGGCCCACACCCAAGCAGCTCCGTCTGACGGCCGAGGAGATCGCCGTCCTCGAGTCCAAGCGGGAGAAGGTCGGCAGCCCCAACCGGTCCGAGTTTCTCACTGTGCTCGCGGAGCTCCACCTGGCGAGGTGACGCCCGTCCTCGTCGTCTACCGGTAACGACGATTCCACGTCACAACGATGTTGGTTGTGGGAGCACCACCCGACCCCTACCCCCGAGAGAGGCCCCTCGTGTCCCAGCACACCCACCGCCCCGACCCTGCGACACCCGCCCCGGCCCAGCCTCGCGGCCAGAACTGGGTTCCGCCACAGCCGCAGCCGGTCCCGGCGCAGGCCCAGCACGCCTACACGGCGCCGACCCGCGTCCAGCACCCGACGAACACCCCCGTCGAGCTGCCCGCGCCCGCGAAGAAGTCGGCCCGCCGCTTCGTCCTGCCGCTCGTCACGTTCGTGCTCGGCCTGCTGATCGGGCTCGTCGCCCACGGCGGAGGATCCAGCACCCCCACCTCGTCGGCGGCGTCCCCGACCACGCAGGCCGCAGCCCCGGCAGCCGCAGCCCCGGCAGCCCCGGCAGCCGCGGCCCCGGCGGCGGCGCCCGCCCAGCCGGCCGGGCCGCAGACCTCGTTCTCGGATGGCACCTACACCGTGCCGGACGAGATCGCGCCCGGCACGTACAGCGCCGACGGATCGAAGGGCACCCTCGGGTCCTGCTACTGGGCGCGGGAGAAGGACACGAGCGGCGACATGGGGGCGATCATCGCCAACGGGAACGCCGCCGGCCCCGTCACCGTGACGATCAAGGCCAGCGACAAGGCGTTCGAGACGTCGGGCGGCTGCACCTGGACGAAGAAGTAGCCCCGGACACGACGAAACGGCCCCGGCCACCCGCGAAAGCAGGTGGCCGGGGCCGTTTCATGTTCGGATGGTCAGCGCGACAGCGCGATCACCGAGGCGTTCACCTCGGCCGTCGGGTCGCATCGGCCCTCGACGGTGACCGCGACACAGCCGTCGAGCACCACGACGCCGTGGATCAGGTTCCGCGGCGACCCGGGGATGTTCACCTCGCCGTTCGGGAGTACGACGCCGTGCTCGTCGAGCTGGCAGACCCGGAAGTCGGCGGTACCGCCGTCGGGGCCGTACGCCATCCCGAACTTCACCCAGCAGGCGCGCAGGGCCGCGGACTGGGGTCCGGCCTCGGCGGCGGTGATGAGCCGCCGGAACGTGCCGTCGGGGCGGACGGTGATCGAAACGTCGGACACGGGGTCCTCCTCGGACGGGGCCGCCGCGGCGGCCGGGGAGCTGGTGGGGGAGCCGGTGACGGCGGCCATGAACTCGGGCCACGGGAACCCCGGCCCGGGGTCGGTGTGGGTGGACTGGTGCCACGTCTCGGAGACGTCGACGTGCCCGCAGATCCCGTGCCCGCCCTCGTGGAGCTCCGGGACGCCGATCCGGACGGCCGGGATCGCGAACCGGGCACACAGCTCGGCAGTGCGCCCGGCGGCCCGGACGACGGCGGGCCACACGGCGGGGGAGAGCCACTGCTCCCGCGTGTAGGTGGCCTCCCCGCACACCTCGATGCCGATGCTGTGCTGGTTGGGCGGCGCATGCCAGGCGATGTGCGCGTCGGGGACGCAGTGCTGCTCCCCGGCGACGTCGACGACGTAGTGGGCGGACCCACGCGCCTCAGCCGTGTCGAAGTAGTGGGCCGTCGAGGCGGCCTGTCCTGCAGCGGACGCCTCCGGATAGCCCAGATCCGGGCAGGTCGCGTGGATGACGACCCGGGTCGGCATCAGGTTGCCCGGCCCGTCGTCGTGGACGGCCTGCAGAGTGACCGGCGGTTCCGCCACGGCGTCCCCTCTCTCAGATGGTGGTGATCGGTGTCGCGGCCCGGTAGAGGCCGCGGGCGTACGGGCGTCCGGCCCGGGGGAGACCGGTCGCGTAGGGCTGGCCTGCGCGCAGAGCACCGACCGGGCCCGGGCCGACCCCGAACGGGGCCGCCGAATCCCGCGCGGCCGCCACATCGGTAGCGGTCCGTGTGACCGCGTGGATCCGGGTGGCCGTGTCGAGGGCTGCGGCCTGGTCGACGACCGCCCGACCCCGCTGCGACGGGGCCCTCACCGCGACATCGGTTGCGGCCGCGACATCCGCGGCGGTAAAGGCCCTCGTCGAGGTGGGCCCCGCCTGGTCGGCTGCGGGGGCCGCATCGGAGGCGGTGCGGGACACCACCAGGTGACGGAGCACCGTGTCCGCTGCCGTCGCGGCATCGGCGATCAGCCGCGACAGCGACACCGCGGCCGTGGTGACATCGGAGGCCGGTGCGACATCCGATGCAAACCGGGGGAGCCCCGCCGGTACGAACACGCTGTCGAATGCCGGGGCCGAATCCTGGGCGGTCCGCGACCGTGACAGCGGGCTGCGGGTGGCGGCCGGTGTCGCCGAGGCCGAGTCGGTGACGTCGCGGCTGGTCGAGAGGTTCGCCCGGGTGGCGACGTCGACCGCTACGGCGACGTCCTGCGCCGTGTGTTGGAGCTGCACGGCCCGGCCCGCGACGTCGAGCGCCGGGGCCGAATCGGCGCTGCCCCGGGTGGGGGACAGCGCAGCCCGGGACGCCACGTCGACTGCAGCTGCGACATCCACGGCGGTGCGGCCGACACCGTCCGGGGCTCGGGTCGCCCCGTCGAGCGCCGCCGCGGTGTCGGCGACGGTCCGCCCGATCGAGGCGGCCGCCGTCGCCGCATCGACCGCGGCGGCCTGGTCGTCGGCGGTCCGGGCCCCGAGCTCGGGGGGGCGCCCGGCCTGATCCGTTGCCGCCGCGGTGTCGGCGGCCTGCCGGTCGACGGTGACCTGCCCGGCCGCGGTGTCGACGGCCGGGGCGTGGTCGACGACGAACTGGCCGCCCGCCGCTGACGTCCCCGCCGTGTCCACGGCGGGCGCCGAGTCGGCGGCCGACCGGGATCTCGTCGTTGCTGCTCGTCCCGCCGAGTCCACGGCCGGGGCGGAGTCGCCTGCCTGGCGGGATGCCACCGTGCTCCGGGCCGCGCTGTCTGTCGCTGGCGCGGTGTCGGTGACGGTGCGGGACAGCCGGACAGCCGGTGTAGCACCGTCGACCGCAGGGGCGGTGTCCGTGGTGCTCCGTAGCGGCGACATCGTGGCCCGTGCCGCGACGTCGACGGCCGCCGCGACATCGGATGCTGTCGTAGCGCCGCCGAGCTGGTCGGCCGCCGAGTCCACGGCCGGGGCGGAGTCTGTCGCAGTGCGGGACCATGTCGCGCCACCCCGGTTTGCGACATCGGTCGCAGCCGCGGTGTCACCGGCCGTGCGGGCGGCCGAGAACGGGGCCCGGCCCGCCGAGTCGGTCGCGGCGGCGGTGTCCGTTGCGACCCGGGCGGGGGTCAGAGCAGACCGGGTGGCCGAGTCGGTCGCGGCCGCGGTGTCCCCGCCGGTTCGGGAGAAGATCGAGCCTGCACGGGCGGCGGTATCCGTCGCCGGCGCGAGGTCACCACCGGTGCGGCTGACCGCCAGTGCCGTCCGGCTGGCTGTGTCGGTAGCCGCGGCGGTGTCGGCGGCCGTCCTAGACCACGTGTCCGCCGAGCGTGTGGCGCTGTCGGTCGCCGCAGCGGTGTCGGCCCCGGTCCGGGTGACGAGCAGGGCCGCCCGGGTGGCCGTGTCGGCGGCTGGGGCCGTGTCGGTCGCGGTCCGGGCCCGGGTGATCGTCGAGCGGGTCGCGGTGTCCGCCGCCGGGGCCGAGTCGGTCGCGCCGATCGTGCTGGCCTGGGCGCCCCGCACCACCGCGTCGCCGGCCGGGGCCGAGTCCGATGCGGTGCGGATGGACGAGGTGGCCGCCCGTGAGGCCGCATCGGTGGCGGCCGCCGAGTCGACGGGGGAGCGGCCCGCCGTGGTCGTGCGGGCTACGGAGTCCGTCGCGGCCGCCGTGTCGGCGCCCGACCGGGACTTGAGTACCGCTCCGTGGGTAGCGGAGTCGCTGGCCGGGGCCGAGTCCGACGCGGTCGCCAAATGCGACCCCGACGTGCCGAGCAGCGCGTTCGTGACGAGGCCGCCGATGATGGCGTGTCCGGCGTCGGTCGGGTGATAGTCCGACGTCCAGTCGGTGGTTCCGGGGCCGCCGGTGCCGGACATCCACGTCTCGGCGTCGATGACCAGCAGGTTTCCGTCGGTTGCCGCGTAGCTCCTGATGGCGGCGGCGTACGCCGCCCACGTCGGGCTGGCCGTCGCGGCGGTCGGGGACACGTTGTGCGCGATGAACAGGGCGATCGACGGCACCTTCGTGAGGGCGCGCGCCCATCCGACCAGGGTGGTCAGGTAGCCGATGTACGCGGCCGTCGTGGTGTTCGCCGACCAGTCGTTGAGCCCCAGCTCGATGAGCACGAGGTCGGGGCTGAGGGCATCCCACGTGGCCGGGAGCGTGTTCGACCCGACCGCGTCGAAGCCGCTCGCATACTGCTGGGCGGTGATGCCGACGCGGGCCCCGTCGTAGAGCGTGATCCCGCTGGTGGCGTCGCCGTCGAAGACGACGAGGCCGCCGACGTACGCGTTCTGCGCTGCGTTCGTGGCGACCTGCACGGTGTGGGACCCGGAGGCGCCGAGGGTGATGGTCGTCGGCGTCCAGGTGGGCGCACCGCCGTTGTCGGCGGTCACGGTGACCGGGGAGCCGCCGTCGACGGAGTAGGTGAACTGGGAGGCGCCGCTGTAGGCGCCGTACCAGAGCTGCGCCGAGGTGCCGGTGACCGTCCACGTGAGGGTGGCGGTGGTGCCCAGTAGTCGAGTGTTGAAGCCGAACGGTCCGGACCAGAAGTCCGTATTGCTGCTGCCAGTTTCGGCGATCCCGGTTGTGCCCCAAGGGGAATCGGGGCCATACACCTGGTACTTCGCCGGGATGGCGCCGACGCCGCCCGCGGCCAGGCCCAGCCGTGCCCGGATCGCCGCGACCGTGAGGCTCGCCCACCGGTTGGCCCGGACGGACGCCCCCTGCCCTTCCCCGACGGAGTCGCCGATGACAAGCAGCCGGGCCCGACCCGTCCCTACCTGGGCCGCCGAGAGCGCCGTGTTCCATGCGGTCAGCGGTCCACTGGCGGGCACAGCCCGGTCGCCCGCTGTGTCCGTCGCCCCGGCCGTGTCCGCGGCCGACCGGGCACGGGTCGCCACACTGCGGGTCGCGGTGTCGGTGGCCGGGGCCGAATCCGAGGCGGACAGATTCGCCTGGACCTGCGAGGCCACCACGGGCGCGGCCCGCAGGCGGCGGGGGATGCTGCGGCCGAGGATCGCCACCGAATGACCCCCCTCCTACTGTCGGCGGGTCATTCGTCGTAGACGATGTAGCAGTTCGCGGATACCGCGGTGGCGGTCGTCATCCGGATGCGCAGCACCCGCGTGGGCGGGACCACGAACTCGCGTCCGAGGGACCACTCGTAGTCGTACTGCGACACCCCGATCGGGGCGATCCACTCGTCGCCGGTGCGGGTCGCGGTGATCGAGCCCTCCGCGGTCGAGGTGTAGCCGGTCCCGGACGTCGACAGGGTCACCCCGGAGGCCGGGGTGGTCTCACCGGCGCTGTAGGGCTGCACACCGGCGGCGACGTGCGCGGTCACGGTCGCCGCGACGGTGCCGGTCTCGAGCAGCTCGCACGAGACGACGGCGGTCGGGGCGGACGAGAACCGCACGCCCCACCGCACGACCCGCATCGCGCGGGTCGAGTGGAGGACCTGCAGCATCGTCTTGATCGAGGTGCCGGTCGTGACCGGTGTGCGGGCCGCCGTCGTCGGCATCGCGCTGTTCCACACGACGAACTGAGTCATGGTGTCTGTCTCTCCTGCTACCAGTTGGCCGCGCGGCGGCGAGGCGTGTAGAGCTGCCGGGCGGGGATGACCAGCTCCGGGACGCCGGGCGGATCGGCGTCGGTGGTGGTGGCGGTCGACCCGGCAGTGAGCGTGTTCCCGAGCCCCGAATCGTCGGCTGTCGACGCCGAGACGAACCGGTGGTAGCGCAGCAGCCCGGTGGGTGACACGGGCCTGAACTGTGTGAACTCGGCTGTCATCTGGTCGTCGGTGAGCGCGACGTTCCAGAGCTTCACCCCGGCGAGGCGACCGGGCCACCATCCCGAGTATTCGTCCGAGCCGAGAAACAGTCGGGTCGGGGTGATCGCGGATACCGACGTGGCGGTGTACTTGGTGAGCGCGCTACCGAGGCTTGCCGCGAAGAACGCCACTGACGTCCCGGACACGACGAAGCCGAGCTGATACCAGGTGTTCAGCGCGAACGCGTACCCGCCTGGGGCGACGTTGTTGTCCGAGAAGAACAGCTGAGTGGATCCCGAGTTCGTGCACAGATACCAGGCGTTCTGCCCGGTCGCGGTCGGCGCGAGGTACAGGACGGAGCCGCCGGCCGGGTTCGCGGTGGCGTAGGCCCAGCACACCCCCGAGTAGGTGGACCCGCCGGGGGCGCCGTTGCCGGCCGTGTAGGCGTCCGTGGCGGCGGCGAAGCGGACGGACACCGGCGGCCCCCTCTACTGGATCAGGCGGTCGACCGCGAGGAAGGGGCCCCGTCCGGGGATGCCGGGCTGACCGAGGGGGTTGGTGATCTGCAGCTCGAACATCGCCGAGGTCCACGTCCACGCGGCGGTGATCTCGCCGAGGAGCTGGAGGACGACGCCGTCGTCTGTGCAGGTCAGGTTGTTGTTGGCGGCCGACCACTCGTAGTAGAGGGTCTGGTCGCCGCCTTCCTGGCAGACCTGGGCGATGGCGGACCATCCGGCCATGGAGATCACGGCGGCGGAGTCGTCGAGGATCGGGATGGTGATCGTGAACGTCTCACCCTTGTTGACCTTGAAGTTGAGTGGGGTCGTCCGAACGTCCAACCCGAGCGCGGCCGTCACCCCGTCTCGCAGCTGTAGACGCCCGCCGACCGGTAGGTCAGCGGACAGTCCTCCACCCGACCGCCGACGTGCACCCGCACCGACACTGGGGGGACGGTCACGGTCTGGACGACCGGCGGGGGCGGATCGGCCGTCACCGGCGCCGTGGGGGCCGCGGACGGGGTGATCCGGCCGAACAGGTGCACCCCATCCGACACCGCCGTCCCCTGCAGGGCAGGAGCGCCGAGCACGAACACGACCACCGCCACGACCACACCCGCCGTCGCGGCCAGAGCCTCGACAGGGAACACGCGGCTGGGCGAGCTGGGGCGCCGGTGGGCGCCCACCTGATGGGCCACGAGGCCCCTCCTTTCCGACGATGGGTGTCGCCGGACCCGGCCCTCTCCCTCCGGGCCCGGCGACAGATCAGGACCCGGTCGGGACGGCCGGGATCTCGGCGGTCGACTCGGCGTCCGCCGGGGACGTCACCGACGACACAGCCGGGGCGGTGGCGGCCTGCACCGCCGAGATGTGACCGCGCAGCAGGTCCTCGAGATCGTCGATCAGCCCCGGCACGGCGGCCCGGGCGTCGGCCTCGACATCGGCGATCAGCTTCGTGCGGTTCGACGACGCGGCGTTCACCCCGACGACCTTGAGCAGCGCCAGGAGCGCGGCAACCCCGCCCCCGGCGAGCGCGGCCCGCCAGTCGAAGGTCTGCAGCGTGACGGCGGTTCCGCCCGCGGCGATGGATCCGGCGAAGGCCTGGACGAAGGTCCAGCCGACGCGCTCGGCGAGATCGAAGAGGGTGGCGTTCACGGGGCTGCTCCGTTCGTGCCCGCCGTCGGGGTCGGGCATGCGTAGTTGGGTGCCTGGTCGGTGCCGGGGTCGTTGGGGTCGCGGGTACAGACCGAACTGGTGCCGTCCGCGTAGCGCTCGGTGATCCGGGCAGGCGGGGCGCCGTCAGCCCCGGGTTTCCCGTCGACACCGTTGGTGCCGTTCGTTCCGTTGGCGCCGTCCACCCCGGGTTTCCCGTCCACCCCGGGTTTCCCGTCAGCCCCGGGTTTCCCGTCGGCCCCGTTGGTGCCGTCGCGACCGACGCACTGGCTCGGCGTGGACAGGCACGGCGGGGACTGACCGTCGTGGCCGTTCTGCCCCGGCGGGCCTTGGGTCCCGTCCCTTCCGTTGACCGGGGCGGGGGTGACTACGGGGGTGTGTCCGAGCGAGCGCACCTGATCTGCGAGCTGCGATGCGGAGTCGCCGAGGGACACGACCTCGCCCTGCAGCGTGTCGATCTGGCGGTGCGAGCCGAGCCAGAGCGTGAACAGGGCGATCGCGGCCGTCACTATCAGCCCGAACAGGATCAGCAGTAGTCGGATCGTGCGGGGTTCGCGCGCCTGGTCGGCGGCCGTCGCGGTGATCGCCGCCCGTAGATCATCAGTCACCGTCGCCTCCGTCGTCGGTGAGGTCGTCGGCGACCTTCTCTGCCAGCTCGCCCAGCTCCACCAGCGCCTTGAGGCGGGCTGTGAGGACGTCGTCAGGGTCGCCGCGCTTGGCGTGCTTGTGTCTCTTGTGCGATGGCGGCCGACTGGCGGTCGCGAGCTCGGCGGCCTTCCCGGCTGCCTGCTCGCGCTGTCGTCCCGAGGAGCGCACCGCGATGATGATCGCTGCCGTGGCGGAGCCGAGCGCCGTGACGAGGCTGGCGATAGCCGTGACGAGCGCGGCTGCTCCGTCCACCGGTCACCTTCCCTGCAGTGCTGCGCGGCCCCCTCCGGCCCGGCTGGCGCGAGGTGGGGGGCCGCAAGGCGGTCATTCATGTCTGGGCGGCCGGGATGCTCTGCGGGCGGGGCTCGGGGGCGACCACGACGTGCTGCCAGTCGAAGTCGCCTTTCGCGACCCCGTGCTCGTTGCGGTGCGGCCACTCGTGGGACAGCACCCGGTAGTGCTGCCCGGCGATCGACACCTCCTGCCCGGTCCGTAGCGGCGCCGAGACCGGCCCGGACATCAGCTCCTCGCCCTGCGGGGTGCGAACCTTCACCCGTGCCGCGGGGGTGCTGCTGACGACCCGGAATGCGGGGTCGAGGCTCACCGCGGGGTGCGGCTCCGAGCTGACGACGAGCTCCGCGCTACCGCCGTCGGCGGCGATGTGGACGTCGAGGAGTGTGTGCTGGTAGTGGGGGTCGAGGCCGGGCATCGTGATGTGCCGCTGCAGGAGGTCGTGGAAGGTGTCGGGTCGGAAACCGCCGGCCCGCTGGGCGTGCACGGTGAAGCGGCCTGTGAACATCGGGGCCTCCGAGGTCGAGGGGGGATGGTTCAGACCGCGTACTGGCGGTACCAGGCGACGTCCATGCGGCAGGGGTTCATGGGGGCCCCGGGGCCGCTGCCTGAGTCGAGCTGCGCGGTGGGGTGCATCGGCGACGCGGTCTGTACGTAGCCGTTGGTGTCGTCGAAGATCAGCGTGCCGTTCAGGTACACCCGGACATGGCCGGGAATCCACTCCACCGCATAGTTGTTGAATTGCGTCAGGTCGACGGCGTTTCCTTCTTGGGCGTCCTGGCCGCCGCCATAGTGGATGTAGATGCTGAAGGTGCTGTCGCCGACGTTCGACTCCGAGAAGTCCTGTTCGCCGTCGTCGGGCCAGTTCTCCGAGTCCGGCCACATGAGCAGCACCGGGTGGTAGTCGTCGGCCCCGCCGCCGCCGGTGCGGTAGTGGCGCATCCGCGCTTCCCACCGGTGATACCGCGTGTTGTTGTCGTGTTTGTAGGAGACCGCGCCGCCGTGATTGTCGGCGGAGCCGGTGATGGTCAACATTCCGTTAGCGACGGAACACTGTTCCGGGTAGCGGACACCCGTCCCGTTTGTTTGCCCGAATGTGTTGTAGACGTCCCACTTCGCAGGGTCGGGGTCGCCCGAATACCCGAACTCGTCCCCGCCGATCGGGCTGCCCCAGCCCTGGGTGACCGCGGCCTGGACACCGTCGTCGGCTGACCCGCCCGTCGACCCGCCGCCCGTGCCTCCGGTGCCCGACCCGGTCCCGGTGTTGCCTCCCCCTGCCGCGTTCCCGGACCCCGACGTTCCCCCGGACGCCCCGACTGTGGCGCCCGCGGAGTCCCACACCGCCGACATCCACGTGCCACCCCAGTACGGGGCCGTGGCCGCGCCGTCCGCGGCGGACTGGCTGATCAGCCCGTACACCTTCGTCCCGGCCGGGAGGAAGTCCGAGAGGACCACCTGCACCCGTATCGGGTTCCCGATCCGGGCCGGTTCGTCCTTGACCGCGACGATGTTCGTCGGGGTGTCGAGGGCGATGTAGGCGGACATCGACCCTGCACCGATGTTGCCCCAGGCGCACTGGACGACGACGTCGTACCAGCCTGCGGTGGCGATCGTGATGTGGTCGGGTGACCCGGAGCTCCACATGCCGTCGGGGTCGAATCCGGCGTCGACACCCGACCATGTGATCGTCTTGAGCTCGTTCTGGTTGCTGGTCATCGGGCTGGCCAGCAGCCGGGCCAGGGGCCGCCCGGTCGGGGCGGACGCGGCGTGTTTCCCGGTCGTCAACACGGCGAGGGTGTCGACGTCGTCGGCGATGGTCGTCAGCTGGGCTGCGTGGACGAGGACCCCGTCGACGAAGGTGGGCAGCGCCGCCATCGGGGTGTTCGAGCCCCCACCACCAGTACCGCCGCCACCGGTACCGCCGTCGCCGCCGCCCGCGGTGGTGGTGCGGATCGCGAACAGCTTCGACGCCGCCCCAAAGGCGGGCGCCCGGTCCGCCGTCGCCGAGCGGGCCCCGGTGCTACCGGCCGCGGTCAGGGTCTGGACGGCCACGGCGAGGGTGACGTGCCCGGACGGGTCAGACACCTGCCCGTTGGTGGGGATCGCCATACCGGCCGGGGCGGTGTAGGTGATCGCCGCACCGAACTGGATGCCGCCGAACACGGCGACGAGGAGGTCGTCGGTTCCGGTGGGGGACACCGCGCCGACGGTCTGCGTAGTGCCCGGGGGGGCGCCCTGGCTGACCACGACGTCGGTCGGTGTGCCGTCGATCGCCCCGCCGTCGCGGACGTGGAGGACGACGAGCGCGTTCTCGTTGGGGGCGGTCACGGACAGGGTGTGCGTGCCGGCGGCGGTGCACACCTTCGACCAGCCGGCGAGGTTGAAGTTCTCGTAGTCGGGGGCTTCCGGGGAGCCCAGGCGGGCCCCCACGGGCGTCCACGGGGCGTTGTCGGCGTCGTCGGCGACACCGAGGGCGGCGGTGGAGTAGCCGTTCCCGACGAGCGCGACGAGCTGGTCGGAGGCTTCGACGTTCAGGACGTCGAGTGTGGCGCCGCCGTTGTCCGCGTTGCTGTAGACGGCGATCAGGTCGGGCACGGGGCGTCTCCGTTCATGCTCAGTAGGGGGCGTCCCAGATCGCGGAGAGCCACGTCCCGTAGTTGCCGGATTTGCGGAGCTGCACGTCGCCGCCGGTGTCCTGCCACACCCCGACGAAGATCGACGCCCCGGCGTCGAGGTGCTCGTACGCCATGCACTGGTGGCGCAGCTCGGTGGCCCCGCCGAGTACGACGTTCTCCGAGTCGGTGACGTTCGTCGGGTCGCCGGTCCCGTTCACGAGGATCTGCACGACGCGTTCGCTGGCTCCCGCCGCGCTCTCCCAGGAGGCGCCTGCGACGAGCCGATACCAGCCGGGGGTCTTGACGGTGAGGTGGTCGTTCGTGGCCGGGTCGAACATGGCGTCGGTGTCGATGGTGGCCGCACCCCAGGACACGATCTGTGTCGTCCCGCCCGCCCCCGAGGGGATGGGCACCCCACCGGAGAGCACCACCTTGCACGCCGGTTTCGCTGTGAGCCCGGACGCGGCCGGTTTGCCCTGCGTGATCTGGCAGAGCGTGTCGACGTTGTACGACAGCAGGTTCAGCTCGAACTGGTGGACGAAGTCGTCGGGGATCCAGTCGTCGGGCAGCGGGAGAAGGGATGCGCTCACAGCTGCCGCTCCCAGCTTGCGGACATCCAGCAGCCCCAGCGGGTATTCGGGAGCAGGTAGAGGCCCGACAGGGTGACGTTCCCGCTACCACCCTGCACTGTGTAGGTGGTTTGTGAGCTTTGGAAGACTTGCCCGTAGATGGTGGTTCCGGCCTCGCAGCGCACGAGCGCCGAGCATTGCTGGCGGATCGGGCGGGCAGGCTCCGGCTCGATGGACGCCGTGCAGTCACCCATGAGCGTGTTCGAGCTGGCGACGACGTTGTTCCCGGCACCGTCGCCCACCGAGTTGTCGACGGTGCCGTTGACGGTGATCTGGCAGACCCGTTCGACGGTCGCGGCGTCGGCGGTGGCGGAGAAATCCCACGTCACCTGCATGCGGACCCGGTACCAGCCGGGAGTACGGACGAGGAAGTGATCCTTGTCGGCGGTGTTCCACAGGTGGTCGGTGTCGTAGTCGTCGACATCCCAGGAGACGACGGCCTCGCCGGTGTTGGTCTGCGACCCGCCGATCCGGTTCGGCACCAGCTGTGTGTTCAGCAGCCGCACCTTGGCCGCCGGTTTCGCCGCGTGCCCGGTGGCCACCGGCTTACCGGTGGCCACCTGCGACAGCGCGTCGATCTGCGCTTTCAGGGCGTTGAGCGAGGCGGCGGTGACGACCACGCCGTCGGTGAACGTGGGAAGGGCGGCCATCGCGACCACCGGCTCACCTCCTAGAAGATCGGGACGGTGGTCTGGCCCAACACGCCGCGCGTCGGGTCTTCGAGCACCCACGCCGAGTCGACGAACACGGGGGAGAGCTGCAGGTCCACGGTCCACTCCGACGTGTCGGCGACCACCTTGATTTCGATCTTCTCGACGTAGTAGTCGTGAGAGAACGACAAGGCGGGGGAGCGGCGGAACACCCTCACCCGTTGCTGCAGCTCGAGGCCGAGCACGACCGGCCACAGCGACGGGTTCGCCGCCGGACGCAGCGTCAGCTTGGTGATCCGGGTACGTGGCGCCCCATAGCGGGCGAGGTAGAAGATGCCCGCCTGCTCGACGTCGAAGTCGGTGTTGACCTGCAGCTCTTGGGTGAGGATCCGTTGCCCGTAGCGGTCCTGAGCGGCCTGGTCCACCATCGGGGCGATGTTGCTGTTGTCCGGCCTGGTCAGGTTCGCCTGCGTGAACACGTACGTGGGGTCGTGGTCGGTCGAGTAGTCCGAGTAGGGCAGCTCCGACTCGTCGTTGTCGGGGTCCTCCCCGAACACGGCCACCGGCTCCTGGTCGAGGTAGCGGTAATCGCGGTCGGGCCACTGGACGGCGCCCGCCACGTCGGCGAACAGCACCGCCCGTTCGGTCTCGCCGATCTCCTGTAGGACGTCGAGCATCGTCCGGGTGTCATAGGAGAAATCCGGGGCCATTCGGGCGTAGCCGCCCATGTAGCCGCGCGGCCCCTTCCAGTACTTGTCGAGCAGCCGCGCCACCCGGGCACCGGACCGCTCGCCCTTGTACCCGATGCCGCGCTGGTAGTGCGCGAGCCGCCGCGCCGTCATGTCGGCGATCGACCACGCATAGTTGTAGACGGCCCACCTGCTGACGGACCCCTGGGCCTGCGGCTCCCCGAACTGGCTGCTCGCCTCGTGGTACAGGGTGTTGAACCCGAGGAAGCGGGGGTAGCCGCCCGCGGAACCGCCCGGGGTGATCGAGAGATAGCCGAGGGCGTCCCCGTCCATCGCGACATACCAGCGGGCGCCGACGACGGCCTGCCACATGTAGTGCCACTCGCCGTCGTCGAACGTCTCGAAGCTCAACGAGTCCGCGAGCCCGTATGAGGCGCCCGACCCGGCGATCCCGGTCCGGAGCGCGAACCGCAGCTGCCCGCCGTAGCCGAGCGCGGCGACGGTGGGCACATTCCAGTTGAGGCCGTGCGGATCTGCGACGTCGAGGAGTTCGAGGGTGCCGAACTGGATGGTGCCCGCGTTGTAGCGCACCCACAGCTCCCACATGAACCCGCCTGCGGTGTCCAGTGAGACGAACCCGCCCTGCACGGTCATCTCGGTGGAGCCGCCGGTCGAGGGGAACACGGCGGGGGCGTCCTTGCTCTCGCCCCTGGCTGGGTCGCCGCCTGGGTTCTGGTTGGCGAACGTCACGGCGGGGGTGCCGTCGGGTGCGGCGTCCGACCCCCAGTTGATCGACCCGCCGTCGGGGATCACCCACCGAGTGAAGCCGTTGGGGCCCTTGCCCAGCTCGGCACCGGTGTTCGGGCTGACCTGGTTGCTCATCGGGTGGTACAGCATGGGGGTGTCGGCGGCGATCTCGGCGTCGTAGCTTTGCGCGATCGCGGTCCGGGAGAGGATCGCGAGGGCGTCGACGGCCTGTAGCGGTCGCTGTGCCCGCGTGCCGGACATGTCGTAGTTGGTGGGCCAGCGTTCGACGTAGCCGGTGAACTGCGGGTAGAGCACGGGGCCGGTGAGCGTGGCGTCGCTCAGGGACGGCCCGAACTCCAACTGGTAGTCATCCACGTAGAATGTCGGATTCGCGACGCCTGCACCGAAGATGATGATCTGTTCGGCGGTGTCGACCGTCTGCCAGTTGAAGAAGATCCGCGTCCACACGTTCTGTGCAGCCGCAACCGCCGACTGCGTCGTGTCCCCGCCCGCATCGACGACCTGCGCCATCACCGTGCACCCACCCGTCGGGCGCACCCACACCGACCACGTGTAGTCGAGCGCGGGCACCGTCGGCGGCACGATCGCCACCCCATGCCCCGCGCCCGCCGCCGCCTGCACCACCTTGAGCGACGACGAACCCGAGTGGTGCTGCTCGGTCACCACCGTCCGCGTCGTCGCCTCATCGAGCACCACCCACGGCGCCGCCGGATCCGCCGAACCCGCAGCCTCGAAGTCGGGCCGGTAGTCGACCCCGAGCGTCGGGTTGAAGATGTTCCCGCTGCCCGGCTGATTCGGCCACATCCCCCACACCCGAACCGCCCGGTACGCGGTGACCGCGTTGTCCCCGACGTTGTACGGCGAGGACGGGCTGTCCGGGTTCAGCATCTCCAGCGGGTCCGGCACGTCGATCTCACACGTCCCGGCCTGGACCTGGTCCAGCTCGTACTGACGTCCGCGCGACGTCGACCACGACCGCACCACCAGGCGCCGCCCAACCCGGTTGAGGGACTGCCGGGCCGCCCCCGGCACACCGGGCGGCCCCTGGGTGAAGTCCACGTCGAACCCCACGACAGGCCAGTTCGGGTTCGGCAGCGTCGCCACCGGCGGGGCGGCGAGCTTGAGCGCCCCCGCAACATCGGTGGCCCCGGCGACGTCCTGCACGGTGCGGGACTGCGCAGGCATCCGCCACGACACCGAGTCCACGGCGGGCGCCGAATCGAACGCCAGCCCAGGAGTGACCGGCGCCGCCAGCACCCCCGGCGACACCCCGCGTGCCGGCCGGGCGGAGTAGCTCCGACCGATGCGAGCCATGAGCTACCCCCGTCCCGGGTCGATCAGTTGGTGACGGAGTGCGTGATCGTCAGCTGATCCCCGGACGCGTTGATCGTCGCCGCCGCGCTCAGCGTCGTGTGGAACAGCGGAGCACCACCCTGGGCGCGCTGAAAGATCCCGTCCGAGTACACGGTGACCGGCAGACCCGAGTCGGAGCCGTTCGCCGTGAACGTCGCGGTCAGCGTGTAGCCCGCCGCCGACGTCGTGTGCGTGTACCCGGCGGCCTTGCGGTAGAGCCCGCCCGCGGTGGTCGCGTACTCCGAGCCGAGCGCGGTGTCGCCCGCCGCCGGGGCGGTGTTGCTCGTGTCCAGGCCCATGAAGTAGGCGGCGGCCTGGCCCGGCAGCACGACGAACCCCGGCGTGCCGGTGGGGATCGACCCGGCCGTGGTGCCGCCCGGGGTCGACGGGTTGTACCACTTGTCCACGGTCAGGACGCTGGTCGTGTGGCTGACGATGTAGCCGTAGACGCCCCCGACCGCGACGATGTGGCCGACGAGCGCCGGGCTCGCCGGGAACGGGGTGCCCGTCGCCGTGATCGTCGTCGAGGTCGCCGACGACATGGTCGCGGTGACCTGCGTCGGGTCGCCCATCTGACCGGCCTGCTGGTCGTTGCCTGCGTTGGTCTTCACTTCGAGGTGCTCCCGTGGGGTAGGGGTCGACAGGGGTAGGGGTCAGCCCTGGACGGTCTGACCGGGAGCGCCCGCGACTGCCGCGGCGGGCACAGCGGGGCGACCGATGGGGACGTCGCCGCCCCAGGCCGCGACGAGCGCGGCGGTGAGGGCCGGGTCGGACGTCTCGATCCACGCGGGCTTCGTGACGGCGCTGTGACGCGCCCACGCCCCGTCGTCGTGGGTGATCGAGCGGACGATCGAGGGGATCGGCTCGTCGTCCGGGAACACGGACGTGGTGATCTGCTCGCCGAGGTCCTCCCCGGTGGCGTGGTGGACGGCCTGCGGGTTGCCCATGACGATGGTCAGCACGGGGGTTACTCCTCTGGACATGACGAAGCCCCGACACCGGGGAGGCGTCGGGGCTGGGGGACTCGAGCAGGCCCGGCGGGCTCTACTCTTCGATCTCGATGTAGGCGCGGGCGTTGGGGGTGGACCCGGTCGCGGTGGTGACACGCAGCCCGATCCGGTTTCCGGACCCGCCGACGCCACGCGGCTCACGGCCCAGCGGGAACTGCACCATGACGAGCCCCCCGAAGGGCTGCACGTACCAGGTGCGGATGATCTCGATGGCCGACGGCTCCGCGGTCAGGGCGGCGATCGCTGTCGCCGCGGCGACGGCCGCGGTGGGCATGCTGCCCCGCACGGGTGTCACGGACGTCCCGGCGGGTGACCCGATCGTCGTGGTCCGGTAGAGCTCGACGAGCGCCCCCGTCGCGGTGGCGGACGCGTCGAACGAGACGGCCAGCTCGGTGATGACGAAGTCGACGGTCGGGACGATCAGCAGCAGGGATTTCGCGGTCGCCGCCGAGAGCGCGACCGCCGAGGGGGTTGATATGACGTGGGTACGCCCCACGGTGAGCCTCCTGAGGTCAGAGCAGAGCGGCCCGGTGAACGGGGGTCCGCGGGGCAGTCGAGGGCTTGGGGGGCGCCCCGGCGGTGACAGGCACGAACAGCCCGCCAACCGACACCCACTGCCCGGCCGGGGCGGCGGGGGCGGTGGTGGTGATCGAGCCGGACCCGACGGCCAGGTCGTAGGCGTAGACGCTGGTGTAGCCGTCGATCACATACGTGAACCCGGATGTGCTCCCCGCCGATCCGACGTTCGTGGGGACTGCGCAGCCGACGTAGAGCCGCCCAGACCCCGCCGAGGTGAGCGTCGGGAAGTCCATGGTCGTCGCCGTGCCGGTCCCGCTGGTCGCGGTCGCGGGCGTGCCGTCGAGCGCCCACGTGGCACCGGCGATGTCGGTGTGGAACTGCGAGCCGGTCCACTGGCTGTTCACGGTGCCGATCGCGGCGGCCGGGGTGCCGACGATGGTGTCGGCTTGCCCGGCCGCCGTGACGATCCCCGCGAACCACGTCAGCCCCATGACCTCGGCGCCGCCCACGGCTTGGATGAGCCCGAGCCGCCCGAACGACCAGTTGATGTAGGTCGAGGTGACGGATGCGAAGTAGTTCGTTGTGCTCGACGTCTGGATCACGAGGGTGACGAGGTCCCCGACGGCGCCGGTGGTGATCGCCTGGGTGGTTTTGCCGTCGGCGTTGGAGTCGACGTCCCCGCCGGATACCCGGGTTGTGGTCACCGGGTCACCGCCCCGTGCCGAAGCCGTAGGTGGTGCCCGATCCGGTGTTCCGGATGCCGTGCTTGAGGAGCTCCTGCTGTAGCTCGGTGACGAGGTCCTTGGTGGTCCACACGTTGCCCTGCACAGTCGGTTGGACGTTGACGACGGTGATCTGCTGGCCGGTGGGGGCGCCGGCGAGGATGCCGGGGCGTCCGGCCAGCAGGTTGGGGGTCGCCGCGAGGGCGGCCCCGTCGGACCCGATCGTCGAGGCGGTGAGCGACAGCCCGGACAGGGCGCCGCTGGTGGAACGGGTGGCGGCGATGATCTGGTTGGCGGCTGCCTGGGCTGCGGTGACGGCGAGGGGCGCTGCGGCGTCGATGCCGTTCGCGAGGCCTTGCATCAGCCACATGCCGGACTCGTGGGCGATCTTCGACGGGGAGGAGATCCCGAGGGCGGACTTCACGCCGCCCCACAGCGAGGACGCCCAGCCGGTCAGCTTGTCCCACACCCAGCCGGTCATCGAGGAGATGCCGTTCCACAGCCCGGCGAGTAGGTCGTGTCCGGCGTTGACGAGCCAGTCACCGGCGGACGCGAAGAAGTCCTTGATCTTCCCGGGCAGTTCGGACAGGAATCCGGTGAACTGCTCCCACTGGACTTTGATGCCATTCCAGAGGCCCTGAACGACGTCCCCGCCGATGCTGTGGAAGATCGTCGACGGCGACGCGATGCCGAGCCCGCGCTTGAATCCGTCGATGAAGTTCGAGATAAACGAAGTGATGCCATCCCAGATTGTGGAAAAGAATCCGGTGATGCCATTCCACAGGCCCTGCAGGATGTTCTTTCCGGCGTCGAGCAGCCAGCTACCTGCGTCGGAGAAGAAGTGGCCGATCTTGCTCGGCAGCGAGGTGAAGAAGTCCACCTCGATCTGCCACTGGCGCTTGCCGGACTCGATCCAGCCGTCCCACATCTCCTTCGCCTTGTCGGCGATCCAGTTCTTGGCGTCAGTGAAGAAGTCTTTTACTCGCTGAGGGATGGACTTGATGAAGGCGACCTCCATCTGCCAGCCCTCTTGGAACTTCTCTTTGAAGCCCTCCCACAGCGCCTTCGCCTTATCGGCAATCCAGTTCTTGGCGTCGGAAAAGAAGTCCTTGATCCGCTGAGGGATGGATTTAATGAAGGCGACTTCCATCTGCCAGCCCTCTTGGAACTTCTGCTTGAAGCCCTCCCACAGTTCCTTCGCCTTATCGGCGATGGTGCGGGCCAGCTCGCCGAGCTTCTGACCCAAGATTTGTCCCCACTCGGCGGGGCTCTTGGACATGATCGTCTTGACCAGGTCGACCCCGGCCCGGAAGGGGGCGAGGAGGAAGTCACCGACCTTCGACAGGGCGGTCTTGACCGCGTCACCCGCAGCCGACAGCGCCGCCCCGATCTTCTCCGGAATGGATTTCACGAAACCGACGAGGTCGGAGATCCGGTCGCCGCACCAGTTGACGGCTGTGGTGAAAGCGGATTTGACCTTGTCCCACAGCCCGGAGAAGAAGTCGGCGACCCCCTGCCAGTGCTGCACCAGCTCGTAGATGCCGTAGGCGAGCAGGGCGACCGCGGCGATGATCGCGAGGATCGGCCAGGTCGCGGCGATCACGCCGACCGCCGCCGTCGCGGCCGCGATGCCGAGGGCGACGAACGCGGCCACCAGGACCACGCCGATCACGACGGCCGCGATGGTGGCGACCGTCGAGTGCTGTGTGAGCCAGGTCGTCGCGGTCGAGAAGGCGCCGATGATCCCGGACACGACCGGGAGCAGCTTCTCCCCGATCTGGATCGCCAGGGCGCCGAGAGAGTCCTTCGCCTGACTCAGCTTGGTGTTGAACTCGTTCTGGATGTCGGCCCAGCCGCGGACGTGACCGCCCGCCTCGGTGGTTGCGCCCGAAACGTTCTTGATCGCCTGGTTGGTGTAGTCGGCGTTCTCGCCGGTCGTCATCAGGGCGACCTTGAGCCCGGTCGCATCGCCCATGACCTTCGTCATCGCGCCGCCGTAGGTCTGCAGCGCGGTCGCACCGTCCATGTTCGTGGTGCCGAGCTGGTGGGTCTGACCGGCCAGGGTCGCGAACGACTGCGCCTGCTTCGCCGAGATGGGGTCGAGGGCCTTCGCCTGCTTGGTGAAGGCGGCGAGGCTGATCGACCCGTCCTCGAGTTTCGCCGCGAGCTGCTGAACGGCCGGGGTGCTGTTCTGCACCGCCGTCTTGAGCTGGGCGACGACCTGGTCCGTGCCGGGCGGCATCGCCTTCGACACGGCCTGCTGCAGGTACTGCATGGTTCCGGAGAGCCCGCGCTGCCCGAGCTTCGCTGAGACGTCGTCGGCGCTGATCCCGAGGAGCGCCATCTCCTGACGCTGGGTCGCGGTCGGGGCCTGCAGATGCCGGATGGCGTCCGCCATGTTCTGCGTCGCCTGGTCGGCCGAGATGCCGTGCGACGTCATCGAGGCGAGCGTGCCCAGCATGTCGTCGAGGGAGATGTTCGCCGCCGACGCGAGCGGGGCGACCGACGAGAGCGCGCCCGACAGCTCCTCGAAGGACATCTTGCCGGACGCGGTGGCCGCGACGAACTTGCTGGTCACGGTGGCCGCATCGTCGGCCTTGAGGTGGTAGTCGATCAGCGCGGTGGTGACCGCGTCCGAGACTGTCGTCAGGTCGGCGTTCTCGGCCTTCGCACCCTCGGCGGCGGCCTGCAGCACCTTGAGCCCATCGGCGCCGTGCTGCCCGCCGGACTCGATCTTGTACATGGCCTTGGCGAGGTCGTCGGCGCTGTACCCGACCTGACCGGCCATCTTGAGGATGCCGTCGCGAACCATGTCGAGGTTGCCCTCGGTCTCGTTCGCCGAGGTCACAAGGCGGGTGGTCGCCATGTCGAAGTCGCCGGCCATCTTCACCGTGACCCCGGCGACGATCCCGGCCGCTGCACCGAGCCCCATCAGCTGACCGGAGGTGAGGCCGACCATCCCGGCCGTGTCGGACAGCGTGGTCTTGAAGGTGTTAGCTGCTGTCGCGACGGTTCCCATCTCGATCGCCGAGCCGGACCACTTGGCGGCGGCGAGCTCGTTCGCAGCGACCAGCCGAGTCTCGGCCGCCTCCATCTCGGCGACGTCAGACAGCACTTTGTCCCGCATGACGGACATCGCCGCGGCGCTGTCCCCGGCCGCCTTCTCGTAGCCGAGGGCGAGCTCCTGGGCGGACTTGGCGAGCATCGAGTTCGCGTCGATCAGCTCGCCGTCGATGGTGAACATGCGCCCGGTGGCGTCGATGTAGACCCCGACGGCGGCCAGCACCGCGGCCTGGACTTCCTCGGACATCGACACGGACGCCGCCGCGACGGTCTCGAACCCGCCCGCGGCCTCCGCGGAGGCCGCGGTGAGCGCGGCCGTCATCTCCTCGCCCGCGGCGGCGGCCTCGCCGAATCCTGCGGTGAGGGGGGCGGTCTCGGCGCGGAGGGAGACGTAGAGGTCTGCGACGGCGTCCGACACCGGGCCCCCTTCGGTTCGGTGAGACAGGGGGCGCACAGCTCAGGCCAGGGTCATGCCCCAGGACTGGCCGTAGATTTCGCGGAAGATCACATAGACGGACACGGTGACGACCATGTGGAAGGCGGGCGCGAGGAACGGGTAGCGGACCCTCGATCGCCCGGCGCCCTCGACTTCGAGGTAGCGGCCGTACTTGTTCGCCGGTGTCCGACGGCTGTAGGTGGGGTAGAGCCCGGTGGCGGTGCCGACGAGCACCTCCCACCCGGTGGCGGTGCGGTGCACGTCGGAGTGGGTGATCGAACGGACCAGCGTCCCGGAGATTCGGGCGGGTCCGCTGCCCGGCCAGGCGGGGGTGGGGGTGCCGTAGCGGTGCTGACCGGTCGAGGCGTTGATCTTCGCCTGGCGTTCGACGGCCAGTGCGACGGGCGCGAGCGCGACCCGGCCCCGCACCTCACCCTCCGCGGCCAGGCGGGTGAACAGCGCGGTCAGCACGCCCGGTAGGAGCTCCTCAGCCACCGGCCTCCCGTCTCGCCCGGTCGTGGGCTTCCTTCTCCGCGGTGCGGCGGGCCTGGATGAAGTCCCAGCAGTACCGGCGCACATAGGTGGGGGTGGACTGCAGGTCGTCCCACGTCCAGCGCATCTCGTGCATCAGCTCGAAGTCCCGCCACTCGCTGGGGGGCGGCCCGGACGCCCACGTGCCGTCATAGATCGCCTCGACGGGGAGCAGGACGTCCTCGAAGTACTCCGACCCGGGCTCTACTGAGGGTTTGCGGCCGCCTTGAGCTCCTCGGAGATCCGCGTGATGATCTGCATCGGCAGGCGGCGGACGAGGTCGACGGTGGCCGGGGTCGAGTGGCTGATCTTCGGCAGTTGCGGCTGGTCGAGTGGGGCCCCGGTGTCGGGGTCGACCGCTGCCGCGGTGGCGTCGTACACGCGCCAGGCGACGAGCAGGCCCGCGATGATCTCGTACATGGCGACCACGGCCTGGTCGTCGTCGAGGGGCCGCCCGTTCTCGTCGGTGGGGATCTCCCGGGGGCGCAGCTTGTCCGGGGGCTGCTGGCGCGGGTTGAGGATCGCCACCCACACCTGGTCGCCTTCCTCGGCGAGCTCGGGGAAGGGGATCGTGATGGTGCGGTTCGCGTAGCCGGCCACGGGGGGCTCCTTGAGCAGAGAGAGGACGTCGCGGGTCACCGACGCCAAGCAGGCGCCGGTGACCATCGCGACGAGGACTTGAGAGGGCACGCCGATCAGCGCGGGGGCGACGAGCGCCAGGCCGACGAGCGCGAGGAAATAGCCCACCTCAGTAGGCGGTGGAAGTGAAGTTCTTGATCGTCGCTGCGACGGCGCCGCCGTCGGTGGCGTTGTAGATCCCGGAGAGCGCGAACGACGCCTGGACGTAGTCGCCGCCCATGTCTCGCTTCCCGGAGTGCCAGCCCGACTTCGACATCGTCAACCCGAGGTAGGCGCCCCCGTTGGCGAGCGGCTGCACGAGCACCGCGGTGGCGGGCTGCTGCAGGTACTGCAGGTACAGATTCAGGTCGGTGTTGTTCTCGAAGATCGCCTTGTATGAGCCGTCAGCCTCGAGCGCGCCCTGGAAGATCTCGCGGGGCCCCTGGGTGCCGTCGGAGGAGTGGATGACGTCGACGGCCCGCTTCACGGTCAGGTCGTAGGACAGGCCGCGGTCGGACGAGGCGCCCGCGTTGGTCATCTGCCACTGCCAGCCGAGGTTCGGGGCGAGCTGTGTGAACGTCGGGGTCATGGCCGACTGGGGGACCCCGGCGAAGCAGGAGGCCTTGAGCGCGAGGGTGACGGCCGCCTTCGGGTCGATCTTGATCTGCATCTCGGAGAACACGACGTCGCTGTAGCCGAGGGTCTGCACGGTGTCGTACACGGTCAGCGAGTAGGTGGCCTTCGGCGCCGTCACGTCCTGCTTGAAGCTGTGGACGGACTGGGCGACGACCGGGTCCCCGGAGGAGTGGGCCAGGGCCAGCCCCGCAGACCCCGTGTCGGCGCTCGTGACCGTCAGCGTGGTCCCGGCCGCGTTGGTGACCTTCGCGTACTCGGTGGTGTTGCCCGAGCCGATCCGGATCACCGAGCCCGTCGCGATGGTGCTTGCGACGGTGATCGTGGTCGCACCCTGCGCCGACGCAGCGGACAGGGTCGTCGACGTCCCGGCCGTGACGGTGTCGGGGCCGACCACGCCGCGGAGGAAGTGCCCGATGAGGTCGGGGTAGGCCATCAGGTCGATCGTCCAGTCGGCCTGAATGTTCCCGGCGTACATGCCCTGCAGCATGGTGTCGTTCGCCCGGATCGAGTTGTCCTTGATCTCGGTGATCTTGTCTTCGAAGTCGGCCTTCGAGAACGGGATGTAGGTGGTCGGCACGGTGTAGGTGCCGGGCGCCGACTCCTTCGCGAGTCCGAGGATCGCGGAGCGCGAGAGCTGCGTCATGTCAGGCCTCCTGGGCGGGCACCGTCACGGCGCCCGGGGTCGCGGTGGTGGTCGGCGCGACGGGGGAGGGGGGCGTCGACGGGGTGGGGGGTGGGGACGGCGGGGCCGGGTCCTCGGGCTGGTCGACGGGCTCGAACCCGGCGAGCAGCTTGTCGAAGTCGATGTCGCCGTCCGGCGGGACCTCGACGGGCGGGTGCAGGGTCGGGAGGACAAGGGTGTAGCCGGTGACGTTGCGCTGCTGCACGACGCTCCTTCGAGGTCAGGCGGTGTACTCGCGGCCGTCCGCGTCCCACAGGACTTCGCACCGCAGACAGGCGGGCGAGGCGGCGGCCGTCTGCTCCGGGTCCGAGTAGTGGACGGTGATCCGGCCAGGGCCGGGGGCCTCGGCGACGGACAGGAACGCGCCCCCGTGGGTGTGATCGGCCCAGGACGCTTCGATCCGTTCGATCAGCAGGTCGAGGGCGTCATCGAGGGCCCGCTGCTCGTCCTCCCACAGCCCGGTCGATGTCGTGGTCGACCCGATCGGCCACCAGCACTTCGCCCTGAACTGCATCGAAGGGCGGCGGCGCTGTGTGGCGACCCGCGCGGTGGCGCGCTGCGGAGCCAGCAGGTAGATCCCCGTCGACCGGGTCTGCAGGGTGCGCGGCCAGTACGCCTGCACGACCTGCCACGGCCCCCCGTCGGCTTCGAGGAGCGACGGGAGACCGTCACCGGACCTCTTCAGCCAGGCGACTTCGGCATCCACGCGGCGGCCATCCTGGGGCACCGCTCACCTCCTCCTCGGGCGGACCCGGTGGTTACGGTGCGGGCGGCGCCGCTTGAGGTGAGACCGTCCGGGCCGCCGCACACGGCTGTGGAGGAGCCCGCGGCTGGTGTGGTGGGTGCCGGTGCCCGCGGAGATCAGCCCGTGCGCCGGGCGTGGCTTCCGGCGGCCCCGCTGTGGGGCGCTGACGGCCCGCGACGACGCGATGCCGGTCCGTCCGAGCTTGGCGCGCTGGGCAGCCCTCCGGGCCGTCCTTGCCGGTGTGGTGCCGACCGCGTGCCCGGCGGGGCGGGCCTTCTTCGGCGGCTTCGGCTTCGCCGGATGACGGGCCTTGAGCGACGCGCTGATCTTCGCCCTGGTCGCCGCCGAGATGGCGTGACCGGCGTGGGGGTGCTTCTTCCCCCTCAGCGCCGCACTGATCTTCGCCCTGGTGGCCGAGGAGACTGCGTGCCCGGCGTGGGGGTGCTTCTTCCCTTTGAGCGACGCGCTGATCTTCGCCCGGGTGGCTGCCGAGACGGCGTGACCGGCCACGTCAGGCCGACCGCCCGTAGGGGAGCAGCCACGCCCCGGCGAGCTCCTCGAGGTTTCCGGCGTCGTGGGCCGTCTCCGGGCCGTGGATCGGGTCGAGCTCGCGGACGCAGATCGCGGCCGCCATGTACTTGCACGCCCGCCGCAGGTCCGCGGGGACGGTGGAGTAGCCGCCCGAGTACGTCACCCGCAGCATCGAGGCGAGCGGGATGAACTCGCCGATCGCGAACCACACGTGTCCGGAGTCCGGCTCCGGACCCGACAGCACCCGCACCGACTGTGTGCCGCCGATCGAGCGGGTCACCTGCACCGTGATGTCGGGCCCGTACTCCCACATCTCCGGGAACATGGGCGCGTACTCGTTGAGCCACACGTGCCGCACCATCGAACCGGCGTTGCCGAGGCTCGCCGCGTAGGACTGCGACAGGCTGGCCGTCTGGTCGAGCGGGATCCCACCCATGACGGCGTCGTACTCGTCGGGGTCGATCCCGCCCGCACGGTGGGATTCGGTGAGCGTGAACGGGGCCAGCCTGCGGTGTGTCTCGGTTTCGCAGGCCCGGGTGGCCTCGACGACGATCTGTTCGAGCGCGTCCGGCGGGAACGACTTCACCAGGTCCGCGAAGGCGCCCTGCTGCAGCTCCGGGACGGTGCACAGCGGGACCGGGTTGTCGACGGCCACCGCTCAGGCCTTCGAGGCCGCGGCCCGACGCTTCGCCGCGGGCTTCGCCGCGGCCTGCCCGGGGTCGTCGGTGCTGACGTCGATGCCCTCGGCGATGCTGAACCCGCCGTCGGGGATGGTGAGGAGCTCGGCGGCGTGGTAGTCGTCGACGGGCACGATCGCGCCGTCCTCGGGCCACACGTAGCCGGTGCTCGCGGACCCGGCGCGGGCCTTCCGGATGTGGACCGCCACGGCGGCCCCCTTTCCTGGGTCAGGACCACGACGGCGGGCCCACCCGTGGGGGGTGGGCCCGCCGTCTGCGGGTCAGAGCGAGACGGCCACGCCGGTCAGCGCGCCGATGTACTTCGGCGCCCGGACCGCCAGGCAGGTGTCGCTGACCAGCGCGTAGGGCAGCGAGTCGGGCGACGAGGTGGTCGGGTAGATGTCGACCGGGACGGCCTCCCGCACGTACGGGCGGCAGATGAAGTTCTCGTCGCGGGCCATCAGGTAGATCGGCTCACGCCCGGCGCTGGGCGCCTTCTTCGCCGTGTTCCCGCCGACGTACGCGGGCGGGACCTGGGCGGGCTGCGACGACCCGTTCTTCGGCGTCAGCTTGGTGCCGTCGTCGACGATCGAGGTGGTCGGGACGGGGGTGATGCCGTCCGCCGCGAGGCCGACGGTGGCGTCGACGACGCCGATCAGGGTCTCGGCGCCGGTGGCGGTGCCGCGGTAGACCTTGTAGAGGGTCGGCTGCAGCCCGTCGAGGCCGGTCGGGGTCGGGAAGGACAGGGTGACCGTCGAGGTGCCGCCGGTGGTGGTCTGCGACACCTCGGCGGACGCGGCGATCTCGCCCTGGCGGGCGATCACGGCGCTGACCTGGTAGTAGTACGTGTTCGCCGCGAGGGTGCCACCGGTGGTGGCGGGCGTGGTGGTCACCGTGCCGACCTGGAAGGACCGGGTCGACAGCATCGACGACTTGACCAGCGGGATGCCGCGGTAGGTGGGCACGAGCAGCCCGGCCGCGACCTCGACCTGGTCGACGAACCGCTGCTGGTTGGTGAGCAGCTGGGCGATCTTGGACACCGCCGAGTTCGACATCACGAACTGCCAGGACGAGTCGAACACCGACATGGCGGCGTTGGACTCGACCATGTCTGCGAGCTCGTCGAGCAGAGCCAGCGACAGGGCACCCGAGTTGGCGGCGCCGGTGGCATCGATGCAGTTCTTGCCGTCACCCGAGTACTGCGACACCTGCGAGTCCAGCCCGTCGAACTGCGGGTAGGCGCCGAACTGGGTTGCGCCCGCCGAACCCCACAGCAGGGCGTGCTCGGTGTCCCAGTAGAGGCCCTGGATGGAGCCCTCGATCTCGCGCGCCCGGAGGTCGCCGATGACCTGGCGGGTGACCTCCTCGGCGTAGCCGGTGATCGCGCCCACGATCTGCAGGTGCTTCATCTGGAAGCTGTTCTGCACGTACGTGGAGTTCGACACGACCCGCGCGCCGCCGTCGATCACGAACCCGCCGTTGGGGTTCACGGTGCGCTGGTTGAAGTAGTAGGTGTCCGAGTCCCACTTGAGGGACGGGATCGAGCGGACCAGCGGGGAGTAGCGCCGCTGGTACTCGAGCAGCATCGGGCTGATGATCTTCGGGATGAGGGCGGACGCACCGGCGGCGGTCAGGGCCTCGCGAAGCTCGGTCACGGGGATGGGCTCCTCTTGGGCATGCGAAAGCCCCCGGCCAGGGTCGGCGCGGGGGCGGGGAGAGGGGGCGACCATCACTGCCTGAGAGGCACCAGCGCAGGGCTGGCGGTCCGGGGTGAAACGGTTGTGCGGGAAAGGCCCCGCCCGGTCAGGGGCGGGGCCGGGGGGTCACTGCCCGGCGGCCTTGGCGCCGAGGACGGCACCGGCGGTCTGCGGGCGCACGTGCTGGCGCCACTCCTCCGGGGTGTACTCGTGCAGCGGCTTGAGCGGCCCGGTCCAGCCCTCCGGGTACCCGAAGTCGCCCGCGGCGGTGCTGGTGGCGGCCGCGCCGGTGCCCGGGGCGGTGAGCACACCGGACGTGGACTCGACGAGGCCCTTCCGGGTCGGGCCGTTCGCCTCGACGTGCGCCTGCACGGCGCCCGGCAGCGCCGCCTTGACACCCTCGGCGACCAGCCGGGCGATGCGCTGCTCCTCGGTCTCCTGCACCGCGGCGGGCGCGGGGGCCGCCTCGGCGACCGGGGCCGCCGCAGCCGGGGCCGCCTCGACGGCCGCTGCGGGTGCCGCGACCTGGGCGCCGAGGCCACCGATAGCGCCGGCGAAGGACGCGAAGAGGTCCTTCACCTGCCCGAGGGACAGGCGGGGCTCGTCGACGGCCGGGGTGACGACGGCGGTCGGGGCCGGGGGCTCGATGTTCTCGACCGGCGCGGCCGCGGCGGGCGCCGGGGCCGCCTGGGCGGCGGGTGCGGCCGGGGTACCGGCCGCCGTGGGGGTCTGCTCCGACACGCGGGGCTCCTGTTCCTGTGCGGTCTGGCCGGTCGCCTGGTCGGCGGCCGGTGGAGAGGTCGTTTCCATCGCGTCGTCGTCGGGGCGACGCGCGGTGGTCTCCTCGTCGCCGGTGTCGGCGTCGGGGATGTCGATGTCGCCGTCCTGGTCGGGGTCGACGGCGTTGAGCGCGGCGATCGCGCCGTCCATCGCCTTGCGGGCCGCCAACTCGAGGTCGGCCGGGTCGACCCCGTACGAGGACACGGAGATGTCGACGGTGCCGTTGTCCAGGCACACCCGGTAGCAGCCCGCCGTCTGCGGCCACAGCTCCATCTCGCGGACGGGCTCGGTGGTCATCACCCAGCCCTCGCGGGTGATCGTGGCGCCATGCTCGGCGAGGGCCTTCCGCACACGCTCGCGGACCCGCTTGCGCTGCCTGTCGGTGTAGCCGTGCTGCTCGCGCAGCGCCGCCCACGCCGCCCGGGCCTGCCCCATCGTGTCGAGCGGGAGGGCCTTCTCCCCGAGGTAGCCCGGATCCGCCCACCGCGACGGCGACGGGGCGGCCTCGACGAGCTGCACGGTGGCGTCCGTGGGGGCCGACTCGACGATGCGGCGGTCGTCGGCGGCGGTCTCCCGCGGGCTGGCGCCGACGCGGACGACACGGTCGATGTTCGCGCCGTCCACCCCCGGGGACTTGGTGAAGTCCAGCCCGTCGAGGGAGAGCCCGTCGGCGGTGGTGACGGTGCGGCCCTCGTGGGTGACCCGCCGGATCTCGCCCTTCCACGACCCCCGGATGCTCACGTTGCGCAGCACGGGGGGTGCGCCGCCCTCGGTTTCGATCAGCGGGAGGATCGAGCGGGCCGCCGGGTTGTCCACCAGGGCGAGCCGGTACCGGGCGGCCCCGGACTCGTCGCAGGTGAGCTGGTCGAGACGGCCGGTGATCTTCTCGCTGTCGTCCTCGGCGTCGTGGTGGGTCATCGCGGTCATCGGGGTGATGTCCGGGCCGTCGGCGAGCCGGGTTTGTGCCTCGTCGACCGCGGCCCGGATCATGTCGGCGGTGTAGAGCCGCCCGTTCCGGGACACCCCGGGCTTCACGGCGGTGCCGTAGACGTACGCGAGCGTTCGAGCCACGCGGCTCCTCCTCCTGGTCAGGACCCGCCGACGTAGCGGGCGATGCCCGGCGGGATGGCTTCGAGCGGGTTGGCAGGCATGAGCACGCACCGACACCACGGATGCCACCCCGGTGCGGGGGCCTGGTCGACCGGCCACGGGTTCTTCGACTCGTATTCCAGGCAGGTGGGGCACACGTTGCCGCCGCCCGCGGTGGAGTAGTCGACGGTGCGGATGCCCTCGCGGTCGTAGAGGGCGAGGGCGCCGCGCGAGTAGGCCTGATTCATGGCGAGGTCGACGAGCGTGGACACGGCGCGCGTGTCGGGGCCGTCGATCACGTCGGTGACCGCGCGCACGTAGTCGTCGTAGCCGCCGCCGTCCCGGACCTCGCGGGCGAGGGCGGCGCCGCCGTCGTTGGCGTTCCCGGCCACGACGCGGGACACCCAGCCCTGCGCCTCACCCCAGGACTCGCCGAGGCGTTCGAGCTGGTCCAGGGCGTCGTGGAACACGAGGTCGAAGTCGACGCCGGACTGTCCGGCGTGCTCGGCGATCAGCCCGACGGTCCCGGCCTGGCCCTCGGCCTGGGCCTCGACGATGGCGCGCTGCAGCGCGGTGACCATGTCCTGGTAGGTGCGCGCGGCCGGGTTCGCGATGACGTCGTGCACGAGCCGCTGCGCCTCGGCGCGGGCGATCGCGTCGGTGTCCTGCCGGTCCTGGTCTGTGTCGGCTTCGCGGGCCTGCCCGATGCGGCCCATGAACCGGGACACGGCGGCGGGGATGTCGAGCCCGGCCACCGCGGCATGCCAGGCGGCCTGCACCTGGGCGATGTGGTGCTCGTACAGCTTCTCCCGGCGGTCGAACACCGCGGCCATGGTGCCTTCGAGGGACCCGATCCGGATCGTCGTCTCTACGACGTCCGGGTGGGGGTGCTCCCGGCCGTGTCGGATGGCCGCGACGCAGGCAGCGCGGACGCGCTCGGTCAGCGGGCCACCGGAGAGCGCCCACCCGTGGATGAAAGCCTGCCGTAGCTCGGCCTCGAGATTCGCGGAGACGAGCGGGATCGTGGTGATCTCGCCCGCCAGGTGGACGGCCACCCGGTCGAAGCGGACCGGCCCGGCGTAGTACAGCCCGGTGGTGTCCTCGTCGCCGTACCGGGCGGTCACATGCGGGATCCACGGGGTGTGCTGCGGGTGGAGATCATCGCCGAGGGCGGCGGTCAACGCGCGGGTGACGTCGTCGTGGAGGGGTGCGAGATCCGGGCAGTCCCCGATCAGGTAGACGGCGCACGGGGCGCGGTCACCGTGCGGGCCGCCGGTCGGATTGAACGCGAGGTGCCCGGACACGTGGGCGTCGAGCGGGCCGGTCCCATCGGCGGCAGCACGGACCAGCTCGACGACCCGGCGGCGCCGGTCCTCCGACCAGCCGGTGACGTCCGACCCGAGATAGGCGAGCGTGAGGTGCATACGCTCGGCAGGCTCCCCGCCGGGGACGAGGAGCAGGCCGTCCGGGTCGTCCGGTACGAGGGCGACCAGCCCGGAAGCGGTGACGTCGACGTCCACGGCGGCCCTCCTAGATCAGCAGCAGGGCGAGCACGAGGAGGACGGCAATCGCGGCCCCGATACCGACGACCCGGTACGGGTTGAGGTAGCGGCGACACGAGCAGCCTGAGCAGTCGGTGCCGGGCCGGTAGTGGTCGTGGGCGTCGCGCGCGTGCGAGCAGGTGCAGGGCACCGGGCCTCCCTCGGCCGGGCCGGGTGACCCCACGGACTGCGGGGCCACCCGGTGACGGTCAGACGCCGCCGTCGGTGATGACCGCGCCCGGTGCGGGCGGGGCGGCCGGGTCGACGGCCGGGGCGACCGCGGACGGGTCGACCGGGGCCGGGGCACCGGAGGCGTCGGCCACCTGGCCGGCGTCGCCACCGACGGGCTGCTCGACCGGGGGGACCGGGGTCGGGTCGGGGGTGACGGTGCCGTCGTCGGCCGCGGTGGCGGTCGACCCGGCGGGGGTGTCGCCGGTCGCGGCGCCGGTGACGGCCTTCGCGGCGTCGAGCTTCGCCTTCGCGTCCGCGATGTGCTGGGCGAACGTGGAGGCGAGGGTGTCGACCTCGGCCTGCGCGGCGGCCACGGCGGCGGGGTCCCCGATCTGCGCGGTCAGGTCGGCGACCTTCTGCAGCAGCGTGGTGTTCGTCTCCTGCAGCGCGTCGAGCGTCGAGGAGACGTCGGCGGCGAAGGAGTCGAAGTCGGCGACCTCGGCGGTGAGCTTGGACAGATCAGCCATGATGCGATCGAGCCTTTCCATGATCTTCTGCGTGTCCCCGACGTGCGTGTGCTGGTGCTCGACGAGGCGTTCGAGGAGCCGCTCGGCGAGCAGCTCCGTGAAGATGGGCGGGGCCCCGCAGGTGCAGGCCACGGGCTCACCTCCCCCCGGGCAGCGGCATCCCGAACCGCAGCCACAGGAACAGGGCGACGAGCCCGGCGGCGGCGACGATCGCCACCACGGCCACGGTCGCCGCCGACCGGAACCCGACCGCCCGCGTCTTCTCCCCGGCTGGGGTGCGGGCGTTCGGCTTGGACATCGCCGCCGTGACCTCGTCCGCCCGGGCCGCCATGGCGGCGAGCTGTTCGGCCATGCCGTCGAGGCGCCCGGTGATCTCGGTGTCGGTCTCGGGTGGCGCCGTCGCCCGTCGGGGCAGGCGCAGGTTCGGGGTGTCGCTCACGTCAGGTCCCCTCGGGCGACCGCGGCCCGCAGGGCGTCGAGGTCCACGAGGGGCCGCGCCGGGAGCGGGGGAACGTCGGGGGGCGGGGCGAACACCGGGACGAGCTCGGGGTTCAGCGCCCAGTCCCGGGCGTCGTAGGGCCGCCTACCGGCGGCGCTGGGTGCGGAGTAGTGCACCGGCGATCTCCTTCGGCAGCAGGGGCGGAACCTGGTCGGCGGTGAGCGCGCCGACGAGGTCCCGCGGGTCGACACACACCGGGGTGCCGGGCGGGGGCCGCCATGGCTCGTTCGGGTCGGGGACGGGCTGGTCGGTCACGGCTGTCCTCCGAATCCGAACCGGGCATGTTCGGCGGCGTGCGCGGCGGCCGCGGCCACGGCGTCCGGGTGGTTGCGGTAGTCGCCGCAGCGGTGGCACCACCGCTGGCGGCACTTCCACCGCCACGCGTCGCCGTGGGCCCGCACGAACACCGGCGCCTTACGCGGCACCGGCGAGCTCGCTCATGGCCTCGCGGACGCGCGCCTGGTAGGTGTTCCACGACTCGCGCGGCGGGCGGGGCGGCCGCCCCTTGCTGGGCGGCTTCGGGCCCGTCTGGGGTGGCGTGGGGCCGCCCTTCGGGTCCTCCTCGTCGTTGCCGTCGTCCTCGAGCCCGGGTGGTGCGCCGGGGGTGGCGGGCGGGTTGTTCTGCCCGGCGAAGCCCTGCAGCGCGTCGGGGACGGGCTCGGGTTCGGGCTTGAGCAGCTTCACGCGGCCCTGGTCGCCCTGTCCGGGTTCGGCCGGGTCGTCGAGCTCCAACCCGGTGCCGTTGAGCTTCGACGCCACACCGGCCGTGCTGTAGACCTCCATGTCGCGCCAGAGCAC